AGACAATTATCTTGTAATGATTCAAGATATTGATTCTTCTCATGGCAACAATCTTAGGGTTCGTACCTTGATGAATGATTTACCCGACCTTAAAGGAGTTTATGTCGTTTATCCTACTAGCGAATGCGGTAAGTCAGAAGTTTACGATAGTTGGCAATTTGATCTTGTTGACGCAAAACACAAGAGATACTCTTCTCAAGTAGATAAAGAAAAAATTGTACGCAATAAAGTTTCGGGTACAAGTCGCGCTTCTATTCCATTGTTCAAAATGAGAACGGATAAAACTTCTTACTCTTATCGTAATGCAGACTATTGGCAAAATGTTAACGAACCAATCAATTCGCTTGAGCTAGACGAAGTTGAAGGTTCTGTCAATGGTAAAATCATTTATGTTCCAATCAAGAACTACAAAGTTGATAGTGAAAATTATGATCTTGACAGAGTGTACAAAATTTGCAGAGGTATTCGCAAGAGTGCTGAAGATAATTCAGACGAAAAAACTTTTCAATTATTTGGTGTTCGCACAAGCGATGTAAAGAAATTAGATAAAAGCACATGGGTATCATTCTTTGACTTTTATCTTGACTATTGCAAAAACATCATTCGTGACAATAAGAAAGAATGTGAATCAGCATACAAGATAATTCAATTCAAAAAATCTACCAATAATAATTTTGGTGAATATCGTTGGAGTTATGGTCAAGTGTTCACCAATAATACATTTGATATTTCTAGTCTTGACGATAATCATTTGCTCGTTCGTTGCGCAGAAAATTGGAATCTTCTTATGGAAGAAAAAGAAACTGATCGTAAATTTAGCGTTGCAATCAATGTAGTTCAGTTAGGTGATCAAGCATGGTTAGATGATGTATTGGATACAAAAGTTGATGTAGAATCAGTTATGCAAGACTTTAAATTACTTGATAAAAATTATCCTTTACTTAAAGTTGTTACAAGTCATGTTAGCAATTGGGTCAATCTAAAGAAAGACAATGACAAAAATGTAACCAACGAAATCATCTTAGAATATATTTCCTTGTGTGATAAGAAAGGGGGAGAGGGGATTGTGTGACCTCTCTCTCCCTAAACTTTTTTAAAAAAAATATTGACAGAACATAGAAAATACATTAGAGTAAACTTATTATTAATTATATAGGAGAAAACATTATGAACCAAGTACCATATCAACTAACTGAAAATTCACTCACTATCTTTTGGGAAGGTAAACCTTATACTTTGCGTAAAGATCATGTTAATTTCAACCTCGCTAAGAAAGCAATTCTTGAAGCTCGATATGATGATCTAGGTGATCTTATTGACATCACAAAGGCAGTAGAAAACTTTATCGAAGGTGACATCGAAGTCAAGGATGAAGTTGTATTCTATAAAGGTCATCGCTTGCATGGTGTTGTCGTTGACAAATTACTCGAAATGTTGCGAGCAGGTATGAAGGATTCTGCTCCTCTTACCAACTTTATTACTCGCTTGCAAGCTAATCCAAGCGCTAATTCAGTCAATGAACTCTATTCATTTATGAGCTACAAGTCTCTTGCAAGCACTCCCGAAGGTAAAGTATTAGGCTACAAAGGTGTTCAATCCGATTATTGGAGTACAACAGGCAATGCTGATACAATCGTATTGCAAGGCAAAACTAATGATCGTCACCAAATTCTTAATGAGGTTGGTGCAACAATAGAAGTCGCTCGCAGATGCGTAGATGATAACAAGGATAATCATTGCTCTTTTGGTCTTCATGTCGGTTCATACGATTATGCTAATAGTTGGGCAGGAGAAGGTGGAAGGCTACTTTTAGTAGAATTTGATCCTGCTGATGCAGTATCTGTACCAACTGACTGCGGTTTCCAAAAATTGCGTGTTTCTAAGTATAAGGTGATCTCTGATATTAGTGATACTCGAAAAGAGCTTAATAAGCCTGTCTACGAGGCTAATAAGCCTATTTATGGTTCAGATGACGATGAAGATTTCGGGGATTATGATGAAGAAGATGATACAGATTATGTCGATGAAGAAGATGACATGGAAGAAAGAGTAGTAAGTCATTATCTTAATAATCCAAAAGATTTGTTACATAATAATCCTCATTTACTAGATGATGAAGATGAAGATGATGATTATGATATGGATCAAACAGATAATAATTTTTTGAATAATTGATATGGTTGCTGAATACGAATATGTTTTCGTAAATGCTGAAAGTAACGAATTAGCCTCTCCTGTTGTTCGGGTGACAATGTCTTCGGGGGAGGCTAATTATGTCAATAAAACCCTTGAGGATTACGGATCAGAAATGCGGTATAAGTTGTTATCAGAAGATATACCTAATAACGATAATTCATAAATAACTAATAAACTATATTATAAAACAGATATATAGAGAATACATAGAGTAATATATAAAGATAGTAAATATGATAGTACATTAAAGATTCATTAAAAAATAAGGAAAAACATAGAATAAATAAAGATAAACAATATAATAATAAAAATAGTTGAGTTTTAAATGTGACCTACCCGACTTAATTATATAAAAATATTTATCAAATTAAAAAATTCAGCCAAAAATAAATGAAACAAAAATTTTTATCAATAATAAAATATCTGTTCAGCAGAAATAAAAAGCAAATCAACCCCAAAACAAATACAAAAAATATTTATAGAAATAAATTTGGTTATCCACAAATAGAAGATAAATAAATAATTAAAATAAAAAAATTATAAAATAATTCGGGCATCACAAACATAAAGGTTTGCTTAGAGAAGATAAATCTTTTCGACCTTTTTCAGCCTGTTTTATTCTTTTTGAACAAATAATGGATATTTCTGAACAAAGCGTGGCATTTATAGAAAACGAAATGCAAACAAACTTTGACGAAATAATGAAACATTATATAATAAAAGAGATGTATTGGAAGGATGATGAGCCAAATAATATACGCGCGATAGCAGAGATGTATCATTTAGAAGATAATTCATTAAATAATTTAATTGTTTTATTTCCGCCATTCGCCCCAAATAATTAAAGAAAATATTTTTATAAATAATTTGCCCGCTTTTTAGATCTTGACAAATAAACATTAATATATATAGTAGATAGTATGAGTATAGCAAAAGACATAAATGAATTATTAGATAACATATTAGACATTAAAGCAGAAATAAGAAGGATAGACCTCGAAATAACCCCCGAACAGACGCTCAAGAATGTGCAGACAGGGAAGAAGGTAAATAAAGAAGAGGTATTGGAATTCGTGCAAGGGCAAATAACTGAAATCAAAAATGATTTAAATAAAATAACAAATAATGGTAAAAATGTAAAAGATGTATTTACAAATAAGTATTATGTTAATGATAGTATGCAAGATAGAGAAATAATTGCAAAAGAAAAAAACCCAAATAAAAAGCGCGCCCAAAAAGACAAGCCCTCAAAAGAGCGACAAAGGCGCGAGAAAGCAAATAAACATAAGCCAAATAAAATGACCCACGAGGAATGGGGACAAGCGATTAAGAACTATAAGAAATTCAATAAAGAACAAATAAAAAAGATGTGGAAGAAATATAAAAACAAAAATGATGATTTCTATAATGATAATGATCTTCCATTTTAATTATTCAAAATTTTTTCTATAATAATTTCGCGCTCTTCACTATTCATTTTTTGATATTGATGCATTGAGTATTCTACTATACGATACCTTCGCTTTTCGGGCGACCAATTAACTCCATCAAATAATAAAGTGTTGTTCCAATAATAATCGACCAAATAACTTATTATAATATTTTTAAGAATTATTTTTCTGTTATTCATGTCTAGTTGATCATAAGCAATATATGCCTCACGATCATTACCATGTTTATCCTTCAAATAATTGAAGACGATTTTTCCCTCGTTTATATTCATCTTGCCAAATAATACACATTTTTCCTTGACTGATATTAATTTTTAAATTATACTGCTCTTATGAAGAAGATAATATATTATTATTTGCCCGATTGTGTTCCATGTAAGAAAACCACAAAAATTATTGATGAATTAATAAATAATGGTCATCAAATAAATAAACAAAATTTTAATGAGATTAAAAGTGGATACCGCCCCCCGAAAACTCCGTTTATTCGTATCGAGAAAGATGGTGAATTATATGATGCTTATAGTGATTATTGTTTAGGATTGATAGAAAAAAATATGCAATTATATCCGCAAATACATAAATGCGTAAACTTATATGAATATTTTGATTTAATTTTTAAAGAAGATGCTTGACAGATTCGGGGGCATTGTATATAGTAAGATCATTATCAACCATATAACACAAGGAGAAAACATGGCAAACATAGCAAAATGCGCAAGAGCAACAGAAGTAATGAACAAAGTAAAAGGAGGCAATCCTTTTGTCTTTAACTTTAGATTCATGGGGTATAACGAGGCGAGCGAAGGTATTCTTGCCCAACAAAGAGAAGCGGATCGTAGGTTAAAGGAGATCCAAGCTCAACGATCAATTCGTCAAGCAAAGGGGGTAGCGTAATGGATGCATCAATCAAACCAATTAATGATAAAGTTAGTATGTTTGCATCTAATGATGAGTTATATGAACAATTAACTAACAAGGAATTAATGTTAATTAAAATGGTTAAGGCAGAAGAGTATGTAGATGATTTATATAGAGCTACAACATCTGAGAATAATGCCAAATTATTTCCGCCCGAAAATAGTTTTTTTAAATTAAAAGAATTATTAAAGGAATTAAGAATTCTAAATAAAAATCAACTAAATATAAAAAAGTAGTTGACAAATAACAAATAACATAGTATAATACTCGTATAAATCATTGAGAAATAAACTCAAATAAATAAAATAAATTGATCTTTTACATTTTAAACACTTTTGGAAGGGCTTATAATCCTTCCTGTGGGTGACTCGAATAAGCCTGTCGTGAGCGGGCTAAGGTATGCAGATCCCTGTGGTGGGGTTGGTGGAGTCCAATCGGATGAGCCAAATGACAATTACCATGTCTAGTCTGTAGTTCGAAGTAGGTACACCATGAACTGATGTTCACGCCGAAAAGTTGAAGGTATACAGTAGTCCTTCCCCACACCAATTTTCTCTCATCCCCCTCATCTAAACCCCTTCTGTTTCCTTTCGCAGAAGGGGTTTTTTTGGGTTGACAATCCTGGTAGTTTATACATAATTGATATCATGCAAACATTAAAAGACATATTATCAAATTACGGATATCTTAACTCAGCTCAGCTCGCATGGGAAGCAATCCAACGCATCAAAAAGGTTGAAGCGGACGATATCGATTACTGCAGAGAGGTTTTTCTTACGGGTAAAGATTGCGAAAACTTAAGAGTGGCCCTTCATATTTCACCTTAGTACCGCCAAGTACTATTGCCCTGCATCATTTGATGCGGGGCTTTTTATATACTAATTATGAAAAAATTATATGCACTTATCAGAATTATCATTATTAACTCTCGGGGCCCTCATTTGTATAAACCCTAGTAACATAACAATATATCTTCCATTATTAATAATATCCATAGGGATAATACAATACGGAAATATTAAAACAGTAGAGAAATAATAAATATGAAACAAACAAATACAAAAATTATTAAAATAAAAAATATAATCAATTAAATAGCAAATACAGTTTATTCAAATATTAGGCTCCTGGTCCGCCAGGGGTCTTTTTGTGTCCGCATAAAGGTTTACGTAAGTTATTGTATATCAACGACTTATGGCAAAATTGCTGCAGGGAAAATTTTGTAAGTGCTTGGTTATGAACAAGTTAAGAGTTAAAGGTATTTTATAAAGCAAAAAGCCCCAAGGCTTGCACCTTTGGGGCTTGATGCTATTGCTCTAGAAGCTTAGCTGTCGAAATGTTTAGCTATCAAATTCCTGAGTGCAGTTGGAGCTTCGCGATAGTACTTTCTTTGAGCGTAAGACCAAGTTAATTTCTCTCCGTCAATAAGTTTTTGGTTTTCAGTATTTTTCATAATATTTCCTTTCGTTAGGGTTATTGTTAATATACATATACATTAATCGATTACTGGCCTCATGTCAAACTTTTTATCTTTTTTTTTAATTTTTTAAATCGTTGATTATTAACAACTTATGAAACAAGCGCCGCCACCGTTTTGTCATAAGCACTTGATTATCAACGGTTTATAACAATCTTCATTTAATTGCATTTTTTTCTTGCGGTTTTTAAAAAACTAGACTAATGTACTTATATGATACTGAGAAACCAACACGACCCAAGATACACGATTAAAAAGAATCGTCCCGTATATGTTTACAAGAATCTTCACAAGGATTGTTGGAGCATCAAGCAACATGGATTAGTCAAGGCACACATCCCAAAGGATCATGCTATTGGATTATGGGATTGCTATTTTCATGTCGATGTCAAGGGTAGAGAGAAAGTGCTTCGCGAGAAGCGTAAGAATGTCCATGCTTTTGTCAAGGGCTATCTTCAGGATGCTGAGAATGTATCTCGTAACCCTGCCGTTATCACGAAAGAAGTCGAGGTAACATATAACCCATACAAGTATGAGACTTTTGTTGACAAGAAGGATGAAAGTTTTGTATACTATGCGGACGAAGTTTTATTAACGCACAACAAAGTAACAGCATATATGTCATGAAACAATTATTGATTAAAATTCCCGTATCACAATCTATCCAAGAAGTTATGGATTACATTCAGTATAGCGAAATGGAGGGCGAAGTAGATCCGACAGATTCGTGGTACAACACCTACGAATCATTAAAAGAATTACAACAAAAAGTATTAGACGAGGAGGATATGTTATGAAAGAACAATTAAAAAGAATAGAATGTGCAATTGATGGAGTCGCCGACGAACTATTAGAAAATCGTCGTTATGGAAACATGGCAGATCTCATCAAGGTAATGAATGGCATTAACGAAAGTTTATGCACTATCAGCTATGACCTTAAAGAATTAGTTGAAGCAAAAAAGTTTGAAAATGAGTTGACAACAGCACTCAGATAGTTTAGTTTTATATTATGACAGAAACAATAGATATAACACCAACATGGTCAGCACTCATTCTTCCAATGATTGAGGTACTGAAGAACCCAAAAGCAGGATACGAAGACAAGCAAAATGTTATATTTGAATTAAAGCGTTTAGCTAAAATCGTTGACGACCAAAACGCAAAGATTAAAGCAGAAAGGGCAAAACAATGATGACGCAGGGAGAGATTAGGCAAATGATAATGCAAATCACTCATGGCAATCTTCGTTGGTGCAATCCTACAGATCCAATTAACCTAAAGAAGGCTGAGAGTTTAGGGGTTGATTACATCACCACTGAAAGTGCAGAAGAAGTTTTAGATGATATCATTACAGACTTGACAAGCTTGCAAAATGAGCTTAGGATAGAATCATCTTTTCAATCAGCACAACTATAACACAAGGAAAAATCATGACAACAGTATTAGACACACCCGAACAAATCGAAATGTTTCGCTACAAAACTCTTCTTAGAGGTTTAAAGCTTGAGACCCAAGGGCTACAAATGAGTCGAGGCAGATCTTGTTATTCTATCGTCAAACAAGAGTTTGGGCTTAAAGGTAGTAAGCAAAAAGTTTTCGATCAATTCAAATTAATGTTAGAACAAGTAGACGAAAGGGCACTATAATGAACAATTACATAGAGGCAACCTGCACAGGCAGACCATTGGATTTACCAAGCTTTAACGAGGATACTGAACAATGGGAATTATTCTTCGAAGAGAACCACGAACAATGGAATCCATATTTTGAGAGAGACATTATTTCTGTAAGTTTCGAATCAGCTGAACAAGTCACTGATGCTTACAATCACTACAACATAAATCCCCTAAAGGAGGAAGTACAACATGAAGAAATTGCTAGCTAAAATCGCTCGCTTATTTAACCCCGTCTACCAAGTGGTATACAAAACTCAAGAAGGTACTACTGCAATGTATACCATCTCTAAACCAAAGCACAGAAATGAATTCGGAAATCTGAAAGAAGGTCTCTCTGTCGCTGGCTTTCGGGCTCATTGTTATAATCGCGACGCAGTTCGTTCATTTCGTTATGACAGAATCATTTCAATAGTAAAGGCTTAATTATGACGGCATCATCCCAATTAGTAAACAGACTCACAGACAGACAAATGAATGACGCCAAGCTTTCAATGTGGCTCGCTGCTGAGGTTCGTGAATTAGGTTATCAATTAGCTGTGCGTGAAATTTACGGAGAGAACTCGAAAGACTATTTCGATACTAAACGCAAGCATGATCGTGCCTTATATCGACTCAACCGAATCGAAAAGAAAATTTAATCAATAATTTTGGTTGTCGCTATAGCCCCCCTCATTCGAGGGGGGTTTTTTATTGACCTAGAAAATTACATAAGTCACTTACTTTCAACGACTTACGGCAAATCGCGCGGGGCCGTTGTGCCATAAACCATTGAAGTTCAACGACTTACGGCAAAGTGAAAATTAATTCATTTTTTTCTTGTGTTAATTATAAAAGTAGCTTAGTATGTACATATGAAAGCGAGAGAGATAAAGATCAGAAAAGCGGTTCTCTTCACTAAATCCCGCCCACACAAAATGAAGAATAAAATTATCCACAGAAAACAAAAACATAAGGAGGAATTAGTATGAATATTAACCCTGAATTTCAATCAGAAGAAAGACCAGATGTCCAAATGGTAGTTGAGGATGCAATGAGTTATTTATTTAACACATTTATCAAACCACAAGAAGAAAACCTTGACCAAGATGATCTTGCATCCATCACTTTAATTGGCATAATGTTTAAAGATATTGCCGAAAAAGCCGAGGCGTATTATCAACTTCAAGAAAAAGGTTATGAAAAAAACCCTAATTCTTTAAATTAATTATTGACAAAAACCTATATAACTATATTATCAAAGCTATGAATAACGAAAACACACAATCCACATCACCTAAAGTTAACCTTCACATTTGCGGAGGCAATCGTTCGCTTGTCGATTTCGAACAAGTTGTCGCAGTTCCTACTCCACCTAAAGAGTACCGCAAAAAAGAAAATGCTAATGGCGAGCGAGCCGTTTCTTATCAGCCTATCGCCCATCACGAAGTGGTTGATCGCACAAAGGGCTTTCTTAATCAAAATGGGTTCACTATTCAAGACGAAGTGCATTCTCTCGCTAGGGGCAACCAACATTATTTTGGTTTGTTTGCCGTTGATCATCCTAACCGCGAAGCGTCAGATCGTGGTTGCGTTGTAGGAATCCGCAACTCTCACGACAAAACATTTCCCGCAGGACTTTGTGCAGGTGATGCCCCTTTTGTTTGTGACAATTTAATCTTCACCAATACAATTAAACTTGCTCGTAGGCACACTCGCAACATCTTAAACGATCTTGATACGACCATCAATCGAGCAATTGGAAAGCTCTTTAACTTTTGGCATGGTCAAGATCAAAGAATCGAGGCTTACAAAAACCGCTCAATTGGCAATGTCTATGCTCATGACCTTATCATAAAAGCGGTTCGTGCAGGTGCTTTACCTAAATCCAAAATTCTTGATGTTGCGGATCAATGGGCATCTAGTGATCATCTTGAATTTCGTGACCGCAATGTAAATTCACTTTATAACGCATTCACAGAAATTTATAAAGGTAATCTTGTAGCATTGCCAAATCGTTCAGACGCTCTTCATTCTGTTCTCGATAGCGTTGTCGATTTTGATATTGACAACCATGTTCCAAATGTTTTGGATGTTGAGGTTGTCGAAAACGAATTGGTATCAGTTTAAATAGTGGTTTGTCGTATCGTTAAAGCCCCCCTCATTCGAGGGGGGTTTTTATTAACCTCGAAAATTACATAAGTTGCTGATATTCAACGACTTACAGCAAAACCCGTGCGGGCCTTGTGTCGTAAACCCTTTATATTCAAACACTTACACGAGATCGTGATAGTGTGGTGAATAATCTACTTGACATTCTTCTGAGTAGACCTCCTCACAGATAGCCTCCTTGAGCTGGCGAACCACTAGCTCGGCAAAGTCCAGGTTCAGCACCTCAACTTCATCGCCAGTCATTTTGCTTGACACCTTCATATCGGTCACTGCATCAAAATGGGCAATGGTCGAAACTGACTCGACCTGGTCACCCCACAGATTATCTTCCTGCTCAGTCCATACTGTACCCTCGACCTCGATTAGGTACATATCCCACTCTACGGTGGCGTTGAAAGTTTGGTCATCAATGTGTTCTATTGTAATCATACCTACAGTATAACACACACCCAGAGACAAATGGCGTCTCTATGTATTTTTGTTGTAAACTCTTTACTACCAACGACTTACAGCAAAACCTGTGCGGGCCTTGTGCCGTAAACCCTTGATACTCAATGAGTTGCAACAAAATGCAATTTAATTCACTTTTTTCTTGCGTCTAGTAGTCTTTTCTGCGATAGTATACTTATGAAACGAATAATTGAAACCTTAATGACCCGCGACGGACTTTCCCGTGAAGAGGCGGAGGATCAAGTTACTGCATTTACTTCTGAAATGTGGATGGATGTTGAACAAGGCGGAAGCCTTTTTGATTGGGAAGATTCCTTCTCAGGTGAGTTCGGTCTAGAGCCTAACTTTTTTGAAGATTTAGTGCTTTAAAGCTTGCAATTGCAAAACAATTAGACTATATTTTTTATATGATTAACTTACTATCCAATCCAAGCAAGATGCCTTGCTATTCGTTCAACATTCCAGCTTTTAAGTATTGCCCCGCAGCTCAATTATTGGCAAAGATTAAAGACAAAGCAAAAAAGTTCATTTGTGATTCTTGCTATGCTTGCAAGGGCTTTTATATGTTTTCCAATGTCAAGGCAAGTTTGCAAGGCAAGGCGGATCTCATAACAAAGTCACTACATCAAGACAATGGCGACACTTTTGTTGATGCAATGTGCAAGCAAATTCGAGCAAAGTATTTTGACAAGCACGGAAACAAAAAGCAACTCAAAAAGACAAACACCGATTTGTTTCGCGTTCATGATTCAGGCGATTTGTTTTCCCCTCGCTACATTGCCGCGTGGATTCGCATTTGCGAACAATTCCCAACAATTCGCTTTTGGTTTCCAACTCGTGAATGGAAACGCGACTCTCAGCTTCCACACTTACAAAAGTTGGCAAGCCTTAAAAATGTAAACATTAAGCCAAGTGCCATTTATGTAGATGAGCCAGCTCCACAAGTTGACGGACTCGACGCGGGCACTTCAGTTTACACTAGCAAAGTAAAAGCCGAGCAAGACGGACATTTTGTTTGCCCCGCAACTTATGTTAAGGGTGAGGATGGAAAGATTCTTGCAACTTGCCAAGCTCATAATTGCAACTTATGTTTCATCAAGGGATGCAAAAAAGGTATTGCATACCTTGCACATTAATGATATAGGATAAATTTTCCTAAGTTGCTGTAGGTCAACGACTTACAGCAGCTCGCGCGGGGCCGCTGTGCCATAAGTGCATGATATTCAACGACTTAGAACAAAATGAAAAAAACTTCACTTTTTTCTTGCATTAATTGACAAAAAGTTTTAGTGTGTTTATATGATTAACTACATATTACCAGACTACATCTCACAATATCAACCATTACCTTCTATTTTAGATTTTAATGATCTTGATTTTAAGCCACATCGTGGTTCTGATGACGCAGTCCAAGCAAGACTTAACTTTGGCAACGGACTAGAAATTTCTGTTGTCGCAGGATTAGATGACCACAAAGGATTATATGGAAGTGTGGAAGAAGATTTGTACGAAGTTGCAATTTTTGACAAGAATGGAATGATTCCTCTTTCTCCTTCAGATGATGTTGTCGGTTGGCAATCTCCTGCCCAAGTATCTATCTTAATGGCAAAAGCTCAAGCCGAAGGAAGTGTTTGGGTTGACGAGCTAATCGAAGACAAAGCAGAATTTAGAAGAGATTTAGGGCTTGACTATTAAACCAAACTAAACTACATTACTATTATGACAATCAAAGACAAAGAACAAGAGTTTCATTTCGAGCGTTTACCAAACGGCTTACTCAGGACTTATGACTATCAGTCTGCTTGGGATGTGACATTTAAAAAGATCAACGGAAAATGGGAAGGTTGGCTAAATGGTGGGTATCCTGGCTACAAAACTCTACTCCAAAAGCTCAACTTGTTACAAGAACAAGTAGACGCAGAAATGGCATTAAACAAGGATTTGCAAGAAATTTCTTGACACACTAAACCAACTATATTAAATTACTATTATGACAGAAGAACAAAGAATCGCAATTATCGCTAACGCAGTGGAAGCATCCAAAGCTTTCCAACCTAACGAAATCATTGAAGATTTCATCGCAGATGTTAAAACCGAAAAGATTTTTGGAGAGCATGGTTTACTTAATGTTCAGGAATCTGATTTGGAAGATGAAATTTCATTATTTGATTATAATGAATCTGCCGAAGAAATCGACGAAGAAGATCAAGACATGGGAGTATCTGATGAGATGAAAGGAGTTTATCATGATTCTTGAATTAATAATGTTCTCGCCTTGGGTTTTTGTATTTTACATGATATGGAAAGGATAAAAAAGAAATAGGAAATCCCTAAATAGCAAATACAAATTTGCCAAATACCCGCTCCTCGGACGGGTTTTTGCCGTCTAGCCTAAAAGCCTAAAGTTTCCATAAGTTGCTGATATTCAACGACTTACAGCAAAACCTGTGCGGGCCTTGTGTCGTAAACCCTTGATATTCAAACACTTACACGAGATCGTGATAGTGTGGTGAATAATCTACTTGACATTCTTCTGAGTAGACCTCCTCACAGATAGCCTCCTTGAGCTGGCGAACCACTAGCTCGGCAAAGTCCAGGTTCAGCACCTCAACTTCATCGCCAGTCATTTTGCTTGACACCTTCATATCGGTCACTGCATCAAAATGGGCAATGGTCGAAACTGACTCGACCTGGTCACCCCACAGATTATCTTCCTGCTCAGTCCATACTGTACCCTCGACCTCGATTAGGTACATATCCCACTCTACGGTGGCGTTGAAAGTTTGGTCATCAATGTGTTCTATTGTAATCATACCTACAGTATAACACACACCCAGAGACAAATGGCGTCTCTATGTATTTTTGTTGTAAACTCTTTACTACCAACGACTTACAGCAAAACCTGTGCGGGCCTTGTGCCGTAAACCCTTGATACTCAATGAGTTGCAACAAAAAGAAAAAAACATTAAAAAAAGCTTGTGTTTTATTTTAGATTGGGTTAGTTTACTCTTATGAATGACACACTACTACAAGCAGAAAACGAAGCACTAAAGGCAAGAATTAAATTTCTAGAATTAAAATTATCATTACAAGAGCAAAAGCCACAGGAGCCAAAAAAGAAAGAATTTATCGAGATTGGATCATTAGTTATCCCTCAGTTAAGAATGCTTGCGGGCGAGCTTGGCCAATATACCTCATCTGGCTGGAGAAGATATCAGTTTGAAATGGTTTTCACAGGAGATGGCGGCGAGTATGTCGCAGGCTTTCCTGGCTTAAGCCGAGAAAAGAAAATGAAAGCCATAGTTAAAGTAGTAAAAGACTTGCACTCTAGGGGTTTGCATAAAGATATAATTATTCACGAAAAAGTTTGCAATTAGTTTCTTGCTTTGCTAGTTTACTATTATGACTAAAACAGAAATGCTTAACGAAATCGCCAATCTTCACAAAGCTTTAAAAAGCTCTGCTGACCTCACGCCTGGAGATCGCATTGCGATCCGCAACGAGATTGGTCGCCTTGAAGACAAGGTCGCTCTCTTAGACTTTTAGGAGTGCGAGGACATTGATTATGGTTATCATGCCCAGTACGACTTTTGACATAAGTCGTTTATAATCAAGGGTTTACAGCAAAATGGCTGCGGCGACCCTGCTATAAGTCGCTGATATTTAACGACTTATGGATTATTCGTCCATAAGCCATTCATCAAGAGCGTAGGTGTCAAGGTCTTCATCCTTAAAGCTTGCCCCGTCAGGGGTAGCAATCATTCCTGCATCTTCAAGATGATTTGCAAGATCCTTAAAGCTTACACATCTACGAGAGAGCTTGTAAAGGAATTCGTCATTGCCTAACCAAAGGGCGACATTCCAAGTTGCCCAATTTTTCCATCCGTTGTATCCTTCCATAATTTTTCCTTTCTTAGTTAGCGAGTGCGACCCAAAGAGCTAAAGCCTTGAATCTTTGCGTAATTTTGTTCTGTTCCTCTTGGGCTTCGATAATTGCCGACATTGCTTGACTATGACCAAGATTTGCGGCTTCAGCCTGAGCGTCAATGATGTTTTGTAATTCTTCGAGTCGGTTGATTTGATTTCTTAATTTTTCTTTCATAGGATGAATTTAGTTTATTTTTATTATTATTGCAAGCACAAAGTGAATTATTTTTAGCTTATCCATTCGACAAGCTCAAACTTTCGAGGCAGTCCAAACTTGGCAAGATCTTTATTTAGATCCTCAATTGTTGCGTGGTGTTCGCATTTCATCATTACATTTGAGCTAATCAGCTCGCCTGTCTTACGATCAATGATATTTACTTTGGCAATGAAGCCGTTTACTTTACTATTTGTGTTAATCATATAAGAATAATCTAATACAGAAAAGGTACTCTGTCAAACTTTTTTTACAATTATTTTTATTTTGTTGCAAAGCGTTGTTATTCAACGACTTACAGCACAACCCGCGCGGGCGACCTGCCATAAACCCTTGATATAGAAGGGCTTATAAAAACCGTTATTTTATCCCGTTATTAAGTGAGTTAATCCTGCAGCAGCAAGCATGATGATCGTGCCACCTAAACCAACAACCAAAAACAATCCGATTAATTCTTTCATAAACTTTCTAGTGATTCCTTGAACGCAAAAACATAATGACCTTGAGTGAGATTGATTTTCTCTGATATGTCAACTATATTCCCGTTATTATAATTTTTGTTGAAACAGGCTTGTCCTATTTGTATGTCATACTGCTCTCGCTTGAGATCGGGATGAGCAGAAGAGCATATAATTGGTATGCCTGTTGATCCTAATTTTGTGAGTATCCAATGAGCTTCCATGATAGTAGACTAACCTTTTTGCTGATCAATGTCAATGATTTTTTGACGAGATTTTACGGCAAGCTGAACGGCGTTTAGTGCGTCCAAGATTGCTACGCCTTGCGTGATTGAGCCTTTCCATTCGGGACTATTGGATTCGCGAGCAAGATGGCGAAGACTACCCAAAGCCTTAGAAAGAGAGAGTCCGAGATCCAACTCAGCATTCAATTTTTCTTGCACTTGTTCTATTGTTATTTGTGTCTTATCGTTTAACATATTATTACTTTAAAAAATTTTTTAGTGAATTGCAAGCACAAAGTGAATTATTTTATGCATTTCTTTCGACTGATCGCCAACCAAAAGCACGGACTTTATCGTTATAACGAGCTTGTGGAAGCATAGCTTTCAGCTCAGAGATTCGAGCGTTAATCCAATCAATTTCGCTTTGATCCATGCGACCATTCCACATTGCAAGTTGGTTTTGTTCGAGAGCGATTTCGCTTTTTATTTGTTCTGTTGTTTTTGTCATATAAGTATACTCTAAGAAATTTTTTGTCGAATTGCAAGCACAAAGTGAATTATTTTAAAATTTTAAAAACACCGACGGCAAACAAAAAAAAGACAGATAGCAAAAGCGAATCTCGAACCCTACAAATAGGGGGTATTAGTTTTACTAATTCGCCCTATTAGCTCGGCTTATAGATCGGGCGGGGGGTGGTAATTTTCAAAATCAAAATTTAAATTCATAATTTCTATATATTGCTTAGCCCGAAAAAAATCGGCGCCTATTTTTATTCCAGACATAAATTATAATGGCATACAAGATGCAATGTATAGGTATTATTAACCCTATAAAACGTAACATTATGACACATTCACAATTATTAGACGAAATCTTCTTCCCAACCATGAGACAACCTGACTCAGAAGTATCACAAAACACAGATCATATCGAAATAGAATGCGAGCTTCCAGGCTTCTCAAAGAACGAGGTGAACATCGAAGCAATAAATGATCAATTGATCATCGAGGCCAAAAACAACAAGCGACAGAAATCAAAAAGTTATATTTTAGACAAGAGTCTAAACAAAGATAGTATATCGGCGGTTCTTAAAAATGGAATATTAAATATTAAAATATATAAGCTTGAAGAGCAAAAGCCAAAAAAAATAAAAATAAACTAGAATATGCCCCGAATGCTTCATAACATTAACTATGGATAAACAAGAAATTGTAACTCAAGTCGCTAATGACATTCTACACAAGATGAACATTAACGAAATAGTAAACGTTGCGCGAGGATTCGCGATACAAAAAGCAGAAGAATACTATGCTTCTTTGACAGATGATCAAAGGTCCGACATAGAAGCTCAAATTCTAGAAGCGAAGCAAACAGCTCAGAAACAAAATGAGGAAGTTGCAGAAGCGACTCCTGTTTAAATACTTGCAGTCTTAGAGTTTTTAGCAAACCTCGCTATCACGGATTCGTTTCCGTGCAGTTTAAGCGAAACACAATTAAAGCCCGCCAAATTAAGGCGGGTTTTTAGTATCGGAAGGAACTTAACAGGCAAATTCATAATCAAAGAATTTTGATTGTTAGCCTTAGGATCAGCAATTGCAATTTCGTAACAGAATTCCCAACAAAAGTTATAAATCGAATTTTCCATTTGATTTTTCTATCAAATCGTAAACAATAGATATTTCGCCTTCAATCATAAGCTCGGCAGGCGTTTTATTTTCGTGCGCCACAAGTGGAGTGTTTAGCCAAACAGTAGAGCCATAAATTGAATATTTTTGAGCGATTAATTTCATGACATCATATTTTGTTGGACTGCTCTCTCCAACAGTTAATTCAATACTTTTCTTGCTTTTGTTTATTTTTGGTTTTTTGCTCACGTTAATATTTACACTAATTAATTTATTTTATTAAAAACATTTGATAAATTCAATATTTGGCGTGTATTATATTAAAATAGTTTATTACATATGCCAAAAAAGGATAAGGTAGAAATACCTCAATTAAAATTAACGTTCAAGGTTAACAACCTTCGATTAACTGAAAAGCAAAAAACATTTTTAGCTTTAGCATTAGAAGAGGAAACCAATATTATTTTTGTTAGTGGACCAGCAGGCTCAACAAAAACATATATGGCGGTTTATGCGGCATTAAGACATCTAAGTTCAAATGATGATTTAGATATGTTTTATGTTCGCACAGTCATTGAAAGCGCAGATAAAGGCCTTGGAGCTCTCCCAGGCAGCGTGGAAGAAAAGATTAATCCATATATGGCCCCATTGGAAGATAAGCTGATAGAAATGCTTCCTCAGAACAAAACAGTTCGAAAGGAATTGATCGATAGCGGAAGAATCCAAGCAATGCCTATTAATTTTTTACGCGGCGCCAGCTGGAAAGATAAAGTAGTTGTTGCGGATGAAGCTCAAAACTTTACATTTAAAGAGTTAACTACATTAATCACAAGGCTTGGTAATAATAGCAAATTGTTTATTTGTGGCGATTTCATGCAGAGCGACATCAATGGAAAAAGTGGTTACGCAGACATGTTTAATCTTTTCAAAGATAGAGAGAGTCAAGACAATGGAATTCACTGCTTTAGCTTTAATAAAAACGACATTTTAAGAAGCGAGCTTCAAAAATACATCATCGGAAAATTGGAAGATAATTACAAAAAATAGTGTATCATTAAGTGATGATAGATTTCACTCCAATATTAGCTGCAGTAATTACTGCGATTGCAACTGTTGCTAGTGTTTTATTAGGTCAGCGCTTTGTTAACAGAAAGCAAAAAAGCTGTGTTGTCAGAGAGACTGCGCAAAACGCTAATGTTTATACCGCCTTGCATTACATCATGCAAGAGATGAAAGCTGACAGAGGCTATATACTAGAATTTCATAATGGTGAAATTTATTTCTCTGGAAGAGGGCAACAAAAATTTAGTTGTACTTACGAAATCGTTGAAGAGGGAATTAGTCCAGAAGCTTCGAATTCTCAAAATCATAGGGTATCAAACTATCATAATTATATAAATGAAATAGTAACTAATGGATATTTTTTGTATAGAGATATTGCAAAAATAAATGATCAGTCTTTTTATCAAATGATATCACGAAAAGGAATTAAGAGTATTTTTAATGTTCCAGTTAAAACTTTAGACGGTAAAATCATAGGTATACTAGGTGTTGATTACGTTAAAGATGAAATACCTAGCGAAGGAGAATCTGAAGAAACATTCGCTTTTATGAGAAGACAAGCTAGAATAATAGCGGGGTATTTAATTTAATTGATTAGAAAAAAAACGTTAATAACCATATCATAAAGTATGATTACTGAATTTTGCATGCATTGTGGAAATAAGATCGAATATGCTCTACATAAGCCTAATTTTTGTTCTTCTTGTGGTTCTCCATTAAATAACGACTCAAAAAACAATCAAACCGAAAAGACTGAAAAAGCCGAAGCTTCTATAGAAGAGGAACAGTCTACAAATAATTTTTCTAATATTTCCAAGTTAGAATATACAATTAATAAAGATAATGGTAAGCTAACTTTTGGTGACCTTATTAGTCAGGCTTCACAAGACTCAAACGAACAATATTCAAAACAAAACATTAGGCCAAACGCTGAATATAACCCTGACGAAGATATTATTAAATCTACTATGCAACAGTGTCGCTCCAAACGAGAACCTGAAGACATAGGTGGCCAATAAAAAACAAAAGTACGAAGATCATCAAGAAATAATTGAAGAAGAATTAAACAAGCGTAGAGGAAAGTGGTTTTTAACTTCCTTAGCTTGGATTGACTTTGATGATGTTAAGCAAATCATTAGATTGCACCTTCACAAAAAGTGGGGCCTATGGGATCAATCTAGACCATTAAAACCTTGGCTTAACAGAATCATATCAAATCAGCTTAAAAACATACTAAGAAATTATTATAGTAATTTTGCCAAACCCTGCCTAAGCTGTCCTTTTAATCAAAGCGGCGTTACCGAAGAAGCTGAAGTAGGACTATGCGGCTTTACAGAAAGCAAGACTCAATGCAACGAATGTCCATTATATGCCAAATGGGAAAAAACAAAAAAATCAGCCTACCAAGTAAAAATGCCAGTAGCTTTAGAAAACTTTGGGCAAGAAATTCATCACAAATCTGTTGACTCATTTGAGCTTGAATCTGCAGAAGTGCGGCTTCATAAAGAAATGAAGGATAAGCTGTCAGAAAAACATTACTCCATCTATGAAATGCTTTTTATTAAAAATATACCAGATGAAGAAGTAGCAAATCTATTAGGATATAAAACTTCCGAAAAAGGAAGAAAAGCTGGATATAAACAAATAAAAAACCTTAAAAAACAATTCAAAGAAAAAGCAGAAAAAATATTGAAAACGAAGGATATATTCTATGGAAAAAATTGAATTAACAGACGAACAGAAGGAATTCATTAATAAAAATTACAAAAAAATTAATAATTTAAATGAATTAACAAATGCTGTTTTTATGGGCGAAGATTTAGACGGCAGAACCAAAGAAGGTCGAGCAGTTCGTCAATATATGGCTGCCAAAGATTATAAATACAATACCAGAGATCATAAAAAAGTCCCTCCCGTGAATTTGACTGAAGAGCATAAAGAATTTATTATGGCTAATGCTGATGGAAAGATGAAAGCGTTTGACATGGCCAAAATACTATTCTCGGAAAAAGAGATTAGTCCGTTAAGCAAAGAAACAATTGTTATCACTGAATTTCTTAAAAAGCAAGCTCCTGAAAAGATTCATCCAAAAGAAAGTGCAGTAGGAGAAAGATATAAACCCGTCAGAAACTTTAAAGAGGCTTTGCAGCTTGTAAACAATGCAACCAACCAAGAACTGGAAGACGGAAAGATGCAAGCTCAGATAAAAAAAGGTATAGAAGCGCTAATAGGCTTCATGCAAGCCCCTAGATTAGTGCAAACAATAGGCAACTACACAAACAAGGCAGATCGGGCGTTATTCGAAGCTGAATTTGTAAGAGCTACATGGGACAAGCCAGATCTTACATCAGATGAAGTAAATTTATATATTAATGTTTGTATTGATTATATTAACCTTATGAACATACAAAAAGCAGTTGATAAGCTTAATCATATGTTTGAAGAATGTGAAGATCAAAGAGATATGACTGTAAGATTAGCTGAGTTGTTAAAAACAAAGAGTGAAGAATACAATCAATGCGAAAAAAGAATGGAAAGCCTTATTACTAGATTAAATGGTGATAGAGCAAAGCGCGTACAAAATAAACAAAGTCAGAATGCATCAATATTAAATTTGGTACAATTATTTCAAGAAGAGGAAGAAAGAGAAGTAATGATAAAAATAGCTGAAATGCAAAAGCAGCTTGTTGAAGAAGAGATTTCTAATTTAGAATCGATGCCTGATTGGAAAGCAAGAGTTTTAGGTTTACGTAAAGGAGATGTTGCATGAATGACGAAGTTAGGTGCATGGTATGTCAAAAGGCCTTTAAGAGCGAAGGCGCCCTGCATAAACACCTAAAAGTTCACAATATGGACATGGCACAGTATTATACAACTTACTATCCGCGAAAGAATAGACTCACACAAGAGTTATTACCTTTCAAGGACAAAATGTCATACTTCAATACCGATTTCTCTACAAGAGCACAAATGATCAAATGGTGCAACTTAAACAAAGGCAATACAGAAGTAAAAGAATATATAACACAACAACTAAAGAATAGAGTAGATAATAAGAAATTAAAGTATGCACCTAATCATTTAGAATTAGAAATAAATAATCTACCGCCAATTGATGTATATAAAGATAACTTCGGCGGTTATGGACAAGCTTGTCAACAGCTTGGCCTTGAACCAATATATAGTTCAGGAATCAAACATAATATTTTAAAAGCAGAATCAAAAATCGAAAACATTCAAATATACATTGACACTCGCGAACAGAAACCTCTTTCTTTCAAAAACAGTAAAGACCATAAATTAGACTTTGGAGACTATACAATGGGAGGCGAGAACTATAACTATACCTATGTTGATCGAAAGAGTGAAAGCGATTTTAAGGGCACTCTAGGGGTCGGATTCAACCGATTCACAAAAGAGCTCGAGAGAGCAAAACAATTTAATGCTTATTTGTTTATTGTTGTAGAACAATCACTACCCCAATTAATTAAAAACAACAAGTATTTAAAATACAAAAACTTTAAGAGTGCTTCGAATTTAAATTATATATTCCATCGAATGAGATTATTAACTCATCAGTTTAAGGGGCATTGCCAATTTGTTTTTTCTGGCAGCCGCGAAAACTCTGAATTATTAATTCCTAATTTATTATATTATGGTAAAAGTTTATGGAATGTAGATATACAATACTTTTTAGATAAATATGACTTGGATAGCAGGTAAACAACAGCCAAGAGACAAATACACTTCCGAGATCAATCAAAAGATTCTTGAGAAGAAAGGTTTTCTTGAAGAAAAAGAGGCGAAACTTCTTTTATATGAATTTATGCGAGGTAATGTCACTTTTACAGTTGATATGCTTAGTGGTATCAAATTATTTCCATTTCAACATATGGCTATTAAAGCTATGCTTGAATCAGATTATTTTATGGGCGTTTGGTCACGTGGTATGTCAAAGTCATTTACCACAGGCGTATTTGCTTTTTTAGATGCCATCATGAACCAAGGGGTTGAAATAGGCATTGTATCAAAGTCTTTTCGCCAAGCGAAAATGATATTTAAAAAAATTGAAGATATATTAAATAAACCTGAAGCCGCAATGCTAGCGCAGTGCGTTACCCGAAAATCTAAGGCTAATGACCAATGGACTTTGGAAATTGGCGAAAGCAAGATCCATGCATTGCCGTTAGGCGATGGTGAGAAACTTCGTGGTTTTAGATTTCATCGTATTATTATTGATGAGTTTCTTCTTATGCCAGAAAGGATTTATAACGAAGTTATAGTCCCTTTTCTTTCTGTTGTTGAGAATCCTACTGAAAGAGAAGAATTATACAATATGGAAACCCAAATGATAGCAGAAGGCAAAATGAAAGAAGAGGACAGGCATGTCTGGCCAAACAATAAGTTGATTATGCTTTCTTCTGCCTCTTATAAATTTGAGTACATGTATAAATTATATCAGAAATTTGAATCATTAATAAATGGAGAGATTGTTGAAGATGGCACCGCTCATCGCACAATTATGCATTTTAGTTATGATTGCGCCCCAAAACAATTATATGATCAAAATCTTATAAATCAAGCTAAGGCTAGTATGAGTCAGAGCCAGTTTGATCGTGAGTTTGGGGCTGTGTTTACAGACGATAGTTCTGGATACTTTAAAATTTCAAAAATGGCCGCTTGTACAGTTCCTGATGGACAAAGTCCATGTGTTGAAGTCGCTGGCGAACCATCAGACAAATATCTTCTTGCTTTCGACCCAAGCTGGGCTGAGAGCGAAAGTTCTGACGATTTTGCAATTCAAGTGTTTAAATTGAACGATGAAAACCGCACAGGCACCCTCGTTCATAATTACGCCATGTCTGGCGCTCGCCTGAAAGATCATATATTTTATTTTCATTATCTATTAAATAATTTTAATATTGTCGCTATAGTCGGTGACTATAACGGTGGAGTCCAATTTTTAAACGCTTGTAACGAAAGTAGCCTCTTCAAGCAAAATAATTTGAAGATTGACACGATTGGTTCAGATCTTGATAATTTGGAAAATTATCAACAGGGATTGCGAAATGCTAAGTTAGAATATAATTTAGAAAAGAAAAAAATTTGTATATTGCGCAAGCCAACATCCCAATGGATTAGAACTGCTAATGAATTATTACAATCAAATTTTGACCATAAAAGGATCTACTTTGGGTCTAGAGCTGTAAACGATGATTACCAAAAGCAACGCAATAAAAGAATACCAATAAAAGAGTTAAAATTCTTAAAGAATACAGAAGACGAAAAACAAAGTTCGGCTGCAAAAATGATTGACTTAGTGGAACATCAAGTTGATTTAATGGAATTGACAAAATCAGAATGTGCTTTGATTCAGATAAAAACTACGGCGCAAGGAACTCAAAGTTTTGATTTGCCTGATAACCTAAAAAGACAAAGCGGACCAGAAAAAGCAAGAAAAGACTCCTACTCAGCTTTAATACTTGGAAACTGGATGATTAAAACTTACTACGACATGATGCATGCTGAGACTGAAGATGTTCAGGCAACTTTTACTCCTATGTTTGTAGCGTAAAGTCAAAAGTCAACTTTAGACTTTTCTTAGACTTTTCTTAGACTTTCGTGTATCATAATGTATGTCCAAGCGTAAATATACTAAAAAGTCAGATTATTGGGATCAATTCAACAAAAAAGATCTTAATGAACTTATCCAAGAAACTAATAGCGCATCCAAAGATTGGGAGCCGATCATAGCAGGAGACGCGTACTATACACAAAACATTAAAGCTAGCTACGAGAGGACTGGAAGTTCAGAGTCAGCAGGCAAGGCAAGAACAAATACCAGAAGTAATTTCGCGGCAAAAGGACAAAAACTCTGGAAGTATCAAAATATTCGAGAAGGTCAATTACCATATTACTATAATAAATCTGGTTGCGACATAAGGGACGCTATAATGCTTTGTCAAAAAGCTTATGCAAATATTCCAATTTTCAGAAACGTTATCGATATCATGTCTGAGTTCGCTAATACTGAATTGGTGCTAGAAGGCGGGACTGAAAAATCAAAAGGCTTTATTGACAAATGGATGCAAAAAATTAAAATCTGGGGCATTAAAGATCAATACTTTAGAGAATATTATCGTAGTGGTAATGTTTTTATGTATAGACTTGATACTAAATTTACAGATGATGATTTTAACAGAATGTCAACTATTTATGGGTCTGAATTAATAAGTAAAGGTGATATTCCAATTAAGTATATTCTTTTAAATCCTTATGATATTACAACATTAAAGTCTTCTAACTTTGATGGCAATGTTTATCGTAAAATACTTTCTCACTATGAATTGGAAAGGCTGAAAGATCCGAAGACCGAGTATGATCAGGAAGTATTAAAAACTTTAGATCCAAAAGATCAACAAGCAATTAAAGACGGTAGGTTTGGAACTGATGGTATTTATGTTGGACTAGACCCGAATAAGTTAGTTTATTCTTTTTACAAGAAACAAGATTATGAACCTTTTGCTATTCCTTTTGGTTATCCTGTATTAGATGATCTGAATTGGAAGCTTGAATTAAAAAAAGTTGATCAGGCTGTTACCCGTACAATTGAAAATGTTATTCTTTTAATTACCATGGGAAATACTCCTGATAAAGGAGGCGTAAATCCTCATAATTTACAGGCCATGCAATCTTTGTTTAAAAATGAGAGTATTGGTAGAGTATTGGTTAGTGATTATACAACTAAAGCAGAATTTATCATTCCTGATTTAAATAGAGTATTAGGCCCCGAGAAATATGAGATTGTCGATCAAGACATCAAAGAAGCTTTACAGAATGTTGTAGTTGGAAGCGAAAGGTATAGTAATACCCAGGTCAAGGCTCAAATATTTCTTGAGAGGCTAAAGGAAGCGAGAAATGCTTTTATCAATGATTTCTTGCAGCCACAAATCAAATTAGTTTGTAAAAACTTAGGCTTTAGAAAATATCCTATTGTTAAGTTCCAGGAGATCGATCTTAAAGACGAAGTTCAATTTCAAAGGGTAACAACTAGACTGATGGAGCTTGGCATTCTTACGCCAGAGCAAGGCATTCAAACAATCAAAACTGGCTTGTATCCAGAAAACTCAAAGATTGGTGAAGGTCAAGATGAATACATTGAAGATCGACAAAAAGGGCATTATACTCCTTTAGTGGGCGGTCAACCATTACCATTAGATGTAGAAGGAGATACTGAAACACCTAATCCAGCACAAAATCAACCTCAACCCCAAAGCACTCCGCAACAAGAAGGAAGGCCAGCAGGAACAAACAAAGAAGGACGCACTGCTTTCGCTGATAGAAAAAGTATTCAAGCTACCGTTTATAAAACAGAAGAATTATTTAAATTTGCTCAAGCTGAAATGAAAAAAGCTAACAATATTAAAAGGCTTTCTAAAGACAAAAAATCATTATTAGAAGAACTATGCAAAACAGTTATTATTTCTTCAGAAAAAGACGATTGGGAAAGTGAAATACAATCCTGTGTTTCGGATTTTAATAATATTGAAAAACTTTCTCCATTAAAAGGAATATTAGATGTCTCTAATGAAAATGAAATGGAACTATATCCTTCAGCTTTGTATTATCATAGTCAGCCAGATTCTCAAGAATAAGGTTTTTGTGTATTTAAATAAATATGAATAATAACCCTTTTAAGTTCACGAGTCATTTTGAGAGTGAGATTGAAGCTTCTTGCGTTGATGGATCCTGCAAAATGTTCAATGTCAGCGAAGCATCTTTAGATAGTTTAAAAACTTTAATACCAGAAGATGTTGATCTTGATAAAAATATTGATTTAATGGCTGTTGCATTTAACGCCGCCGTTGTTAATAGATTCAATAAGAATGGTGACGGTATTGATACTTCCACAGCTCTTGCTATAAAAGATTATTTTATTCATAAACCAACCAACATCGAACACCAAAAGAATAAAGTTGTCGGACATATTATATCTTCTTCTTTTAGCGAGTATGGAACTAATAAAATATTAGAAGCTTCTGAACTTGAAGATGAAAAAGGTGCATTTAATATAGCATTAGGTGCATTAGTATATAAAATTGTTAATCCAACTTTCGCAAAACTTCTTGAGCAAAGCCAGGAAGAAGGAGAATTTAAAAACATCGTTTCAGCGAGCTGGGAGATAGGATTCAATGATTATGTGATAGCAGTTGGTAGTGATGACTTAAGTCAAGCTGAAATCGTTTCAGATAAAAAACAAATCGAAGAATTTAATCAATATTTAAAAGCTTATGACGGAGAAGGAAAAATGGATGACGGTACGCCAATTTTCAGGCTAGTCGTTGGAGACATCTATCCTCTCGGAATCGGCTTTACTACTAACCCTGCGGCTGATGTCAAGGGAGTGATTATGGAAAATAGTCAAGCCCAAAATGTAAAAAAAGAAACATCATCAAACGAAAAAATTGAAATAGATAATCAAAAACTTTATAATAAAAGTGAAAATAATTGTTCCCTTTCAAAAGAAAATTCTGTAAACAACACAAACGAAATAACTATGGATAATCAAGATCTACTTAAACAAATCGAAGGCATGCTTTCGGAAAAGATTGGCGACAGCCAACAATTCGAAGAAGCTGTCGCTAGCGTTTCTAAGGTTATGATGGAAGCTATTCGTGAGAAAGACGCATCCTGGCAAGACGAAAAAGAGCAAAAAGAAAAAGCTCTTGCTGAAGCTACTGAGCGTCAAGAAACCCTTTCCAAGGAATTGGAAGAGGTTAAAGAAAAACTCACAGCATCCGAAGAACAATGGAACGAATTGGCTGAAGAAAAACGTCTTCGCGAAGCAAAAGATCTTTTCAATTCAAGAATGGCCTCAGTTACTGAAGCTTTCGATTTGAATGAAGAGGATCTTAAAATTGTCGCTTCCGAAGTTTCCGAGCTCGAATCTACCGAAGAGGCTTTCGCATCTTACGAAGATAAGCTTAAAGTAATGTGGCAACACAAAACTAAAGCTTTCATCGAAGAACAAGAAAAGGCTTTTCAAGAAAAACTCGAAGCAGAAATCAAAAAACGCGTTGAAGACCTTTCAGAAAGCACCGCTTCTGAAGAAGTTTCCGAAGAATCATCTGAAGAAGCCTCTGAAGAAGTTGCAGAGGAAGTTCTGGAAAACGTAGAAGAAGAATCTGCTGCAAGCATTTCAAATAACAATGAAGCAGCTTCAACGAAGAGCAATCTCTTCGTGAGAAGTTTAATACTGCTTTCACAAAAGAAAACATTAACATAAATTATTAATCATGGCTATTAGATTACTACCATTCCGTCAGTACGCTGAAGAAGACGTTGTAAATCTCTTTGCAAATGAAGGCGTTAACGATAAAGTTATCGATTCAGGAGCTGGAGACGCAGGCGTATTCGTCAAAGTAAGTGCTGGGGACTTCAGTGCTGATCCCGTTGGATATTCAGATAATTCTTACCTCGGTAAGACTGATTATCCTTTCATCGGACGCAATCAGTATCCAAGCGTCCCATTGAAAGTTACAGCTGCAGCTGCTGGAGATTCCTGTCTTGGAATCACTTTGTTGCAGACTGCAATTGAAGGATGAAAACGACGAAAAACTCCTTTACTACCCCCAGAAGAAGCTTGGAGACCCAATCAGTATTAACAGGTGAGGCAGTACCAGTCCTTGGAAAAGGAATTGTTACAGTTGACACCGATTCTAGTGCTATTGACGGCTCGGCCAGCTCCCGGCGAGCTTCGTGACGCTTTCTAGCATAACGCAGGAAAAATCAGTGGAGCTAGCTAGCCAATCTGGCGATGGCATCCTTTTGGTCAAAGTTTGGCCACAGGAGAACGAGTAAACAGACGGTGTATCTAGCTGATCCATTCGCTGGAAGTGCAGTTGGTAACTGGTTCGCTGCAGGAAGCTAATGCTGAAAATATGCTGTCATCAGAATCAACTGCTAATTATAAGGAGAAAAGATATAATGAATATTAACTCTTAAACGTACCGACGAACAAGTCGAGCTTGTAAAAGCTATGGCTTCTCGCAATCGCGACGTACTGCTTATGAAGCTCAAGCTGCTTTAGCTGAAGTCATGGGTCCCTGTTCTCGCTGAAGTAGTCAACCAAAGCTCCGACGCTGAGCAACATGTTCAGCTCGTTCTCATTTGACGCTGACAGCAACCCAAGTCTTCCGCTTGATCCTCTATGTATCATCAAC